ATGGAAGCGATAAAAATTGAAAAATGGCTGAAGGTTGAATTTGGCTCTGGCTATGGCTATGGCTCTGGCTATGGCGATGGCTATGGCTCTGGCGATGGCTCTGGCGATGGCTCTGGCTATGGCTCTGGCTCTGGCGATGGCGATGGCGATGGCTATGGCGATGGCATAAAAGTATTCAATAATATGCCAGTTTACAAGATTGATGGAATCCAGACCATCATCACAAACATCAAAGGTGCATTGGCAAAAGGATTCATCCTTCAAAATGACCTGACATTGACACCATGCTTTGTTGTTAAAGGAAGCGGATATTTTGCACACGGCGAAACAGTCAAGGAAGCAAGACAAGCATTGCAAAGCAAAATGTTTGAAAACATGGACACTGATGAAGCCATTGACAAATTCATTGACACTTTCAAAAAGGGCAAAAAATATCCTTGCAAGGATTTCTTTGACTGGCATCATTATTTGACTGGTTCTTGTGAAATGGGAAGAAAATCATTCATGCAGGACAACAACATCACATTTGATGATTCATTCACAGTGGATGAATTCATTGACCTTTGTGAAGATGCATATGGTGGCGAAATTATAAAACAGTTAAAAAAAAGATGGGATGAAATATGAATAAAGTGATTTTAATTGGAAGACTGACAAAAGATGTTGAACTGAAGCAAACACCAAGTGGGGTTGCGGTTGTCAATTTTACAGTTGCAGTGAACAGAAGATTTGACAGGGAACAAGCTGATTTCATCAATTGCATTGCATGGCGAAGCACAGCGGAATTTGTTTCAAAATACTTCAACAAAGGCAGCATGATTGCAGTTGTGGGAAGTTTGCAAACAGGAAGCTATGAAAAAGACGGACAAACACACTACACAACGGATGTGAATGTTGATGAAGTGTATTTCACAGGAAGCAAATCTGAATCAAGCGGTTCAAATAATGCAAGCAATGCTTCTGATCCATTCAGTGACCTTCCAACACCAGCGGATGATGACCTTCCATTTTAAAAAAGGCGGTGGAACTGTGCGAAACAAATATCACAGCAAAAAAATTGAAATAGATGGCATCATCTTTGATTCCAAAAAGGAAGCCAAAAGACACAGTGAGTTGCTTCTGCTTGAAAAAGCAGGGGCAATCACTGAACTGAAAAGGCAAGTCAAATTTGTTCTGATTCCTGCACAAAGGGAAGCTGACACAATTGGCAAAAGGGGTGGCATCCACAAAGGAAAGACCATTGAAAAAGAATGTGCATACATTGCCGACTTTGTATATAAAGAAGATGGAAAAATGGTTGTGGAAGACACAAAAGGATTCAGAACAAAAGACTACATAATCAAAAGAAAATTGATGCTGTATTTTTACGGAATAAGAATCAAGGAAGTGTGAAAGAAGGTGGACAAAATTGACCAGTGCTGAACTTAAACAATTTATAGAAGAATTTCCATACACGAAGGAAAAGGAAATGTGCAACAAATACAACATCACAAGAAAAGAATATACGCATTTAAGATATGTTTACAATTTAAGCAAAGACAAAAGATGGCACAAGAATCCCTGGTTGAAAGAAGATGACCAATTTCTTATTGAAAACTATCACATGATGTCTGATGAACAGCTTGCAAAGGTTCTTAATAGGTCAACTGAAGCAACCAAAATGCGAAGGTTGCATTTTAATCTTTTAAGAAAAGAATCTGTATTTCATGGGAAAAATTCAAAAAAATTCTTAAAACCCACAAACTTCACTGATGAACAGAAGCGGAACATTTGCAACTTTTGGCTGACTGGAACAGAAATTGCGGATTTAAGAAGACTTTACAGATGCAGTGATGAAGAATTGCATGAAGTATTCCGTCAACCTGGATTGCTTGAAAAACAAAAGAAAATAGTTGAAAAATATGGTTGTTTTCCTGTTACAAGAACAAAAAGTGAAATAAATCATTGGAAAGGGTGTGTGATTGTTGGATGAAATAAGAAAAACAGCATCACTTGTGAAAGGTGTTTTGGTGGAATATCCGCAAGCAAGGAACAGTGACATGTTTTTATATTTGAAAGTGTGTGAAATCGTCAATCCTGAAGCCTTAAAAATGCCCTTGTGTGATGTTTTACCTTCATTGAAGCATTATGGCTTGCCAAACATTGAAACTGTCAGAAGAACAAGACAGAAACTTCAGGAAACACATCCTGAATTGCAAAGCAGTGTGAAGGTGAACAAATACAAGATGAAAAAAGAAGAAGCATTCAGAGAATATGCAAGGGAAGGGTGATTGATGTGAAAATTACATTAGAAATACCAGACACCACAGCTTGTGTTTTTGTAAATTATGTATTTTATGAAAATACAGGAATGAGCATGGCAAGCAGGTCAATAGATACAGATGAACTAAAAAGCGGAAATGTTGTTGATTGCACTGTATTTAATACTGCAACAAAGGATGGAAGGAAGACCAACAATGGCTGAAGTAAAATGGATCAAATTATCAACAAGGTTGCCTGACAGCAGAAAAATAAAACAGATCAGAAGACTTCCTGAAGGTGACACAATTGCTTTGATGTGGATTTTCTTGATGTGTCTTGCAGGGGAAACAAATGAATCTGGAATGATTTATTTCACACCTGAAATTCCATACACAGATGAAATGCTTGCAGATCAATTCAATATGGATATTGGCATTGTAAGGGTTGCTTTGAAAACATTTCAAAGGTTTGGGATGCTTGAAATTGTTGATGACATCATTTGTCTTTCATCATGGGAAAAGTGGCAGTCAACAGACAGACTTGCTGAAATTCGTGAATATAACAGAATTAAAAAGCAAGAATCAAGGGCAAGAAAAAAACTTCTTGAAAAGAATGTCAATGACATGTCAATGACAAGTCAATCAAGTCAAGACACAGATATAGATATAGAAAAAGAAAGAGATTTAGAAAAAGATAATAATAAATATATATTGTCCGAATCTGACAAGAAAAAAGCTGTCAAACCTTCCAAACACAAATATGGTGAATACAACAATGTTCTTTTAACAGATGAAGAATTGCAGAAACTTCAAGCTGAATATCCTGATTGTGAAGAAAGAATTGAAAGGTTGTCTTCATACATAGCAAGCACAGGCAAGGCATATAAAAGCCACTATGCAACAATAAGGAACTGGGCAAGAAAAGATGCTGAAAGACCACAACAACAGCAAATCAAGAAAACAGGGTTCAACAATTACAGCGAAAACAGGCAATTGAATGATTTTGAAAGAAGAATGCTTGAAAAACGGATGAATCCACCTGCAACAGCAGGAACAGATGAAAACATTATGCAAAAGGTTATTGAATTAAAAAAGAAGTTAGGCACTGAATAATGGTGTCTAACTTCAAAGAAAGGATGAATTTATTATGAATATATTTTTAGGAATTTCAACAACATTATTGTTTCTTTTGATGCTTAGTAGTGAAAAAAACAGTGTTACACAATGGATATATGGCAAATGCTTCATTGCATCCATTACTTTGATGGTCATTTATAACCTATTACCATTGATTTTAAGGGGGATTTGAAAACTATGAAAATATTTCTTGGATTTTTAGCGGTTGCATTATTCCTTTGCATGCCAAATGGCAAAGAACCTGTTGAAATTAAAATTTATGGATTTTGTTTTGCATTTGTGATTGCAGCAATGGTTGTTTTGCAAGTGTGTCCAGTGTCTTGATAAAAATGAAAGAAGGGTGATCAGATGGAAGCCAAAGAATTTTTGAATCAGGTGAAAAAACTGGATGTGATGATTGAAAACAAGCTGATTGAAAAACAACAGTGGAAAAACATTGCTATGAATGTCACTTCAGGTGCAAACACTGTTCTTGTCAAAGTAAAAGGTAAAGACAAATATGAACTTCAGAACATGGAAAAGGTGCAATCATCAGGAAATCAGCAAAAGATGGCTGATGCTATTCATAGATATGTTGATTTAGAAGCCGAAATTGACCGGTGTGTTGATAAATTGATTGAGATTAAGAAAGATGTCATCAGTGTCATTGAACAGCTGAATCCAGCAGAATATGACCTTCTGCACAAGGTTTATATTAAACACATTGATTTGGCTGTTGCTGCTGATAAATGTGAAAGATCATACAATTGGGCAAAATCAGTGCATGGTCAGGCATTGAAGAATGTTCAGAAGATTTTGGATGAAAGGGAAACAGAAAGATGAAAAAATATGTATATGCTATCTCATTATTCAAAGGAGTGGATAATAAATGAATGAACAAGATAAAAAGTGGCTTGAAATATGCAAAAATGATAAAGAGAGTAGATATGTCATTATGGTTGACAATGATGATATATATGTGTGGGATTTTGAAACAGACGAAGAAGCATATACATTCACAGAATATGGGTATCATTTTGCGTTAGTATTATTGAGATACATAGGTTGTGAAGCAGAGTATGTGTAAGGAGTGATAATATGTACATACACGATAAAACAGAACAAGCATATAAAAATGGTTATGAAGCAGGGGTAAAAGAGTTTGCAAAAAGATTGAAAGAAGAAAAATGTGACCTGGTGTCAAGCAGAGATTATTGTGGGAATCTATATGAAATTGAAGGAAATGACATTGATGACCTTGTAAAAGAAATGACATGAATGTCCTTAAATGTCCTTGATTGTACTGAAATTATCCAAAATGCAAAAATTTGTCCTTGTTTTTACTTTTTTGTACCACATTTCACTTTTAAAGTGTGTTATTATTAAACTGTTAAATTATCTAAACTACCAGTCATTTGTTGTCTTGGTGGTTTTTTGTTGTAAAGAAAGGGGTGTTGCAGGATGGAAAAAATGACTGCTAAACAGCAAAGATTCTGTGATGAATACTTGATTGACCTGAATGCAACACAAGCTGCAATCAGGGCAGGATATTCAAAGAAAACGGCAAGAGCAATTGCAAATGAAAACCTAACAAAACCATACATCAAGGAATATATAGAAAAAAGAATGGCTGAAAAGGAATCAGAATTGATTGCTGATCAGGATGAAGTGCTGAAATATCTTTCATCTGTAATGCGAAGGGAAATGAATGAATGTGTTGTTGTAACACTACAAAACAAGGTTGAAAAATGGGTGAAGGATGAAGACACTGGAAAATTAAAAAAACAAACAGTGACAGAAGAAAAACCAGCCATTGTTGATATTCCAGCAAGGTTGTCTGATGCAAACAAAGCAGCTGAACTTCTTGGCAAAGCATATGGACTATACACAGAAAAGGTTGAACAGCAAGTGGATATGGAATTGAACATTTCTGTTGATTATGGGGATGAATCTGATGAACATTAAGATTCAAGCAAATCCAGGTTTTAAGGAAGTAAACCAAAGCCAGAAAAGATATATTGTGATGCGTGGATCGGCTGGTTCAGGAAAATCTGTTGACACTGCACAGAATTATATTTTAAGGTTGATGCAGGACAAAGGAAGAAATCTTGTAGCAATGCGAAAATCTGACATCACAAACAGGGATTCAACCTTTGCTGAATTGACTGGTGCTATATATAGGATGTTCGGTGATAAAGCTGAACAGTATTGGCAAATAAACAGGTCACCACTACAATTGACATGCAGACACAATGGAAACAAGGTCATTTTCAGGGGAATGAATGACGATAAACAAAGGGAAAAGTTGAAGTCAATCACATTCCAAAAAGGGAAACTGACTGATGTCTGGCTTGAAGAAGCAACGGAATTCACACAGGCTGATGTTGAAATCATTGATGACAGATTAAGGGGTGAACTTCCTAAAGGGCAATTCTATCAGATCAGAATGACTTTCAATCCAGTAAACAAGAATCACTGGATAAAGAAAGTCTTTTTTGACATTCCAGATGATAATGTTCTGACACATCATTCAACATATTTGATGAACAGATTCATTGATGATGCATACAGGGCAAGAATGGAAAGAAGAAAGATTGTTGATCCAGACGGATATCAAATATATGGTTTGGGTGAATGGGGTGAAATTGGTGGCTTGATTCTTCAAAACTGGGAAATCAAGGACATTTCACAGAATCTGAATGACTATGATGACATTGCAATTGGTCAGGACTTTGGATTCAACCATGCAAATGCAATTCTTCTTTTAGGAATTAAAGATGATAATATCTACATATTAGATGAAATATATATTCATGAAAAAAGCACATCTGAAATTGTGCAGGAAGCAATCAAACATGCAATTCCTACAAAAAAACAGATGTGGTGTGATAGTGCTGAACCAGACAGAATCAAAGAATGGACAAAAGCAGGGTTCAGGGCAAGACCAGTTGACAAAGGCGGTTCAAAAGGTTCTGTCAATGCACAAATTGACTGGTTAAAGCAAAGATTTATATATGTACATCCACACTGTGTCAATACAATTAAGGAAATGCAGCAATGGAAATGGAAGAAGGATGAAAAATCAGGTGAATATCTTGATGATCCTGTTCCAGTCATGGATGATGCAATGGCTGCATTAAGATATGGTGTTGAAGGATGGCGAAAAGTCAAACAGTGGCTTGTATAAAAGGCATACAACAAACGGCAGCACAGCACCTGTGGTCTTTGGCAATGTTAGTGGGGCAGCATTGCTTTTCAACCATAAACTCCTTTCATAATGGTCACAATCGGTGGTCATAAAAAGGTGCTGGTTGTTCCGTCTATAATATAAGTTTACAAAGCCTTTAGAACAAAGGCTTTTTTATTTGCAATTAAAAGGGGTGAAATATAGAAGTGTTATCAATAGCAGAAATTAAAAGGTTCATTGATGAAGATATAACATCAGAGAAAAAACACATGGCTGGAATAGGTCAAAGATATTATGATGCAAGACATGACATTCTAAATTATAGAATGTTTTATTTCAATACAGATGGAATACTGACTGAAGATACATACAGAAGCAACATCAAAATCAGTCATCCATTCTTCACATTGTTATCTGATCAGCTTGCATCTTATGTTCTATCATTCAAAGAAAATCCAATCAAAGCAAAAGAAAAGACAGAAGGATTGCAAGACCATCTTGACATGTATTTTGATGATGAATTCTGGTCTGAAATCGGTGAACTTGTAAAAGGGGCATACAACAAAGGCTTTGACTACATTTACGGATATAAAAACAAAGACAACAGACTTTCTTTTCAGCAAGCTGATGGAATGGGTGTTGTTGAAGTAAGAGCAAAAGACACTGATGATGACTGTGACCATATTCTGTTCTGGTATATAGACAGAATTGACAAGGGCAAAAAGGTCATTAAAAGGATTCAGGACTGGACAGAGAATGAAACATATTTCTATGTTCAAGCAGGTTCAACAGGCAAAATTCAGCTTGATGATACAGTTGAAATCAATCCAAGACCACATGTGGTTTATACGGATGAAAAGACAGGCAAAAGAATGGGTTATCCTTTGGGATATATTCCATTTTGGCGGTTGGACAATAACAAGAAGCAAATCAGCGGTCTTGCACCAATTAAAGCATTGATTGATGATTATGACCTTCATGCATGTGCATTGTCAAACAACCTGAAGGATTTTGACACACCAATTCATGTTGTAAAAGGTTTTCAGGGTGACAACCTTGATGAACTTCAGCAGAACTTAAAAACAAAGAAAGTGGTTGGTGTTGATGCTGAAGGTGGCATTGACATTCAGACAGTTGATATTCCATACCAGGCAAGAAAAGAAAAACTTGAACTTGATGAAAAAGCAATTTACAAGTTCGGCATGGGTATGGACACAACCAGCTTGAAAGATACAAATGCAACAACAAACATGGCAGTCAAAACAGCATTCTATGCACTGGATTTGAAAGCAATTGCCATGACAAAAAGACTTTGCAAAGTATTAAAAGAAATTGTCAAAGTGGTTCTTGCTGAAATCAATCAGGAAAATGGCACTGATTATCAGCTTAAAGACATTGAATTCAACTTTGAAAGAACATCACTGACAAATGAAACAGAAAACATTCAGAATCAGAAAACTGAAGCTGAAACACAGCAAATCAGAGTGAACACAATCTTGAATGTTGCTGCAAATGTTGGTGATGAAAAGACATTGAAAGCAATCTGTGAAGTTATGGACTGGAATTTTGATGAATTGAAAGACCAGATTGAAAAGATGCAGGAAGAAAAGAACACTGATGATGCAAAAGCAATGCTGTCAGCGGTGAAAACAACAGAAGAAGATGAAATTCCAATTGACACACCTGAAGAATAAAAAGGTGGTGATGTGCTATGAATAAAAGGCAAAAAATAGTGCAACAAACCTTTTTGAACAATGAAGAAGCAATCATCAAAAGATTAAAACAAGCCTACAACAAATCACTTGATGACATCACAAAAAAGGCACAGACACTGCATGAAGAATTTGAAGACCTGAAAGCTGTATATGACAACATTGAAGATGAAGAAGAAAGGGAAATTCTAAAATCAAGGATGCAGTCAAAAGTGTATCAAAAGAAATACCAGGAATCATTGAAAAAGCAAGTCAGTGACATTCTTGACAAGATGCACAAGGAAGAATTCACAAATGTTGCTGATTATCTCAATAAATGCTATGAAGACGGATTTATTGGCACAATGTATGACCTGCAAGGACAGGGCATTCCGCTTTGTTTTCCTTTGGATCAGGAAGCAATGGTCAGAGCAGTGCAACTGGATTCAAAAATCAGTCAAGGTTTATATTCAAGACTGGGTGAAGATGTTGGCTTGCTGAAGAAGAAAATCACAGCACAGGTCAGCAGGGGCATTGCAACAGGCATGACATTCAAGCAAGTTGCACAACAACTTTCTGCATATACCAAAATTGGATATAACAATGCGATCAGGATTGCAAGGACAGAAGGCCACAGAATACAGTGTCAATCAGCAATGGACACATGCTACAAGGCAAAAGAAAAAGGTGCTGATGTGGTCAAACAGTGGGATGCAACACTTGATGGCAAGACAAGGGAATCACATGCAATGGTTGATGGTGAAATCAGGGAACTTGATGAAAAGTTCAGCAATGGTTTGATGCTTCCTGGTGATTCTTCAGGCGGTGCAGCAGAAGTTGTCAATTGTCGGTGTGCATTGCTTCAAAGGGCAAGATGGGCGGTGCAAGGTGGATTCACAAAGATGAACAACTTCACAAAGCAACTTGAATCATTTGAAAAGCCAGAAGACTATGCAGAATTCAAAAAAGGCTTCTATTCAAAGGAAAATAAGAAGTATATGAATTATGTTCAGCAGATGGAAGAAAAGTATGGCACAAAGGATTTTCAAAAGGTTCTGGACATGATGAACACAAGGGAATACAACCATTATTCCAAATTACTTGCAAACAATCCTATGTTTAATAAACAGCCGAAAGCAACAAAGGTATTGACAAATAATGTAAAAGGTGTTAAAATACAAGCGGAAAAAGTAAGTGATGATTGCAAAAAGATTATTGATGATTTGAAAACACAAGGTGTTGAATACAGAGAAGTAAAAAGACATGACACACCTTTGACAAATGATGAAATCATCAATGTTCTGTCAGGTGGTGACAACACATCTGGTTCTTGTGCTTCAGTTGGTCTTGCTTATATTGGGCAAAAGGGTGGCTTGAATGTGCTTGACTTCAGAGATGGTGCAAGCAGAAGATTCTTTGCAACCAAGTTTAATTTGGATGCAATATCCAGACTTCCAGGCATTAAAACAATAACGGAATCAGCAAAATCATCAGTAACAGCAGGCAAAAAGCTGTTAAAACAACTTGAAACAAGCAAAGAATACTATCTTGTTTCAGGCAAACATGCAGCTATTGTAAGGAAAACGGATGAAGGCATACTGCAATATCTTGAATTGCAATCAGCAACAAGAAGCGGATGGACAGATTTCAACGGAAATCCAGGTTATACGCTCAAATCAAGGTTTGGCGAGGTTAAAAGCACATTTGGTGTGGATTCGTTCATGATTGATGTTGATTCATTTAAGGATTCAAATGACCTTAAAAACCTTTTAGGGTATATAAACACAGCAGAAAACGAGCAAAGGAAGGGTAAATATGGCACAATTAAATAAGTTTTATAAAAACAATCCTTCAGATGCAATCTGGTGGGTTGAAAATCCTGAAACAGTTGGCGAATGGTTGTTCAGCTTTGACAAAGAACATATATTCAACATGTTTGCTGATTATCCACACAAATTGACACCAGAGCAGAAGAAAATATTTGATGAAGAAAATCCATACTGGGCAGACTTCTTCAAAGATAGACAAAAATAAAAAGCACTTTGCAGGAATGAATGCAGGGTGCTTTTTTAATGCAATTTTTTAAGGACTGATTGAATTCAGTCCTTTTTTTATTAGAAAGAAGGGGAAAAGATGACAGTTATAAACTTATACACAGCGGATCAACATTTGATTGCTGCACAGAAGGTCAAAATTGCATCAGGTGATGTTGAATCTGTTCAGCTTCAAGTTGTGTTTGATGATGCCTGGAATGATTACAGTGCAAGAACAGCGGTGTTTCATACGGCAAAGAACACAACACCAGTTGAAATGCTGTTGACTGATGATGCATGTGTTGTTCCACATGAAGTGCTTGCAGAAGCAGGAACACTTTTTATTGGTGTAAGGGGTGCAACAATAGACGGAACAGCAATCAAGACATCAACACTGGTAAAATACAAGATTGAACAAGGTGCAGATGCTGGATATACAACACTAAATCCAACAATGGACTTGTATCAACAGTTTTTGGCAGCGGTGAATGGACATCTTGATCCATTTACAACAGCACTCAACAAAAGATTTGAAGATTATGTTGCAGAAGTGAATGAAACCTTGAATGGCACTGAATTATGGACAAATCCAGACATCACAACGGCATTTGCTGCACAGACAATTGCACTTGATTTGAGTGAATACACAAGATTTAAAATTGTCTTTGCAAATCAAAATAGTGGTGGATTTTTGGAAGAAGCAGAATGCTGTTGCAAAGGGGAAACATATGCATTGATAACAGATGATGATGAATTGAGTAGATATAGAAAATATAAAATGACAGACAGCGGTGCAGAATTTGAAGATGCATATATAAGAGCATCCACAAAAAGCAATGGATGGTGTATTCCATACAAAATTATAGGATATAAAAGCGGTGGAATTGCCACTGCATAAAAGATAAGTAAAAGAAAGGGGTGATTTTGATGTCACATACAAAAAAAGTATTTGATACAGATGCACACTTTGTGATTGATCCTATAACAAGGACAATAAAAAACATGACACCAACTAAAATTTCAATCATGCAGAATGACCACAATTCTGAAAGATTCACTTTCACAATTCCAAGATTTGTTGAAGGCCATGACATGCTTGAAAGTGACAAAGTTGAAATACATTACATCAATTCAGATACAAAAGAACAGACAACAGGCATTTATGAAGTGACAGACTTGCAAATTGATGAAACGGATGAAAACAATGTGCAATGTTCATGGCTTCTTTCAAGGAATGCCACAAAATATGCAGGAAGTCTTGCATTTTTAGTCCGTTTTGTTTGTTTGAATGGTACTGATGTTGATTATGCATGGAACACATCAATCTTCAGCGGAATATCTGTTGGAAAAGGTCTTGATTGTTCAGATGAAGTGCTTGAAGAATATGTTGATATTATAGAAGCATGGAAACAGGAACTTCAAAATCAAATCAGAATCTGGGTTGATGACACTGTTGCAAGTCAGCTTGACATTGTACAGGTAAAAGAAAACAAAGACAATATTGCGAATTTAACAGCAGAACAGGCACTTTTGAAAGCAAGGGTTGACAACCTTGCCACAATGAAAGAAGGAAGCACAACTGGTGATGCTGAACTTATGGACATTCGTGTTGGTCATGATGGCACACAGTATGATTCAGCAGGGGAAGCGGTCAGACAGCAATTCCAAAAGGATGCAGACACACTTGATGACCATGAAGCAAGAATCACACAAAACACTGATGATATTGCCTTTATAAATGACAGGGCAATTGTTTGTGAAGATGAAGGTGAAAGCATTCATCTGAATGACAGTTCAAATGCAAAGTTAAGGGCATTAAACATATACGGCAAGACAACACAGAAAACCACAACTGGTAAGAACTTATATGGTTATAAAAAGCCAAGAATATCGGAAGGAAAAACCATTGAAGAATTAGAAAATGGTGTTATTGCACAAGGGAATCAAAAAGAATCCAGTACTCAAACAAATAGTTATTCTCGTGGGTGGTTAATGAGTGGATGGTCAGATGAAACTGGCATATGCCCTACATTATATGAAAATCAAACTGTAACAGTATCTGCCGATATTACACTTTTAGAAACTGGAAATTCACCAACACCAAATGTGACAAATATCCATCTATATGTAGAAGGAACTGGCAATGGTTACTCTGGGAAATACAATATAAGTTTGCCCATAAACGAGAAAAAAAGGATATCACAAAAATTTACCATAAGCAGTGCATACTCTGGTGCAGTGTTTTATCCTGCATTTTGCTTAAATTCAAACAAATTAAGAATAGAAAACATACAAATTGAGGTTGGCGAAACTGAAACTGAATTTGAAGAATATTCAGGTGCAGTGCCTTCACCATCACCTGAATGGGCACAAGAACTGGTAAATATTGCTGAAGATGGCATTGAAGTGGGTGTGTATGGGAAGAATCTGATCCCATTCCCTTATGCCAAAGGAAGTATGGAAGCAAAAGGCATCAAATTCACTGTCAAAGATAATGGTCACATAGTGGTAAATGGTACAGCTGAAGATGACACTGCATTTTCAATATTTCAGGGCAATTTGCTTGTCAAAGGTACATACACTTTATCAGGTGTGTCAGGCGGTTCACCTTCAACATATTACATGCAACCATACATTGATGGGAAATACGAATTGCCAGTTGGTGATGTTAAAAAAACATATTCATTCAATGGAAATTTAACCACTTTGAAATTTTATGTAAAAGCAGGGGTTGTGCTTAATAATCTTGTTATAAAACCACAACTTGAAATAGGTGAAGATGCAACACCTTTTGAACTGGGAAAGGAAGTGAAAACAGCAACCTTTTCCGCAACAAACGGACTGCCAGGCATTCCAGTGGCATCAGGTGGCAATTATACTGATGCAAGCGGTCAACAGTGGATTTGTGATGAAATTGACCTTGAAAAAGGTGTTTATGTGCAAAGGGTGATGTTGGCAAATTATGATGGATCAGAAGATGAAAGATGGGTGAAAAGTGCTGAATCATATTTCTACCTTGTAAAAACTTCAATGACCTATCCATCAAAAGCGAATGGTGCAGCTTTATCCAATCGTTTTGTTTTTGTGTCTGGTTCACTCACACAATCTGGATTCTTCAAGATTGGCAATGCATATGGTGCTATGATAAGAGTTCCTGAAGGTATAAGTGATGTTGACAGTTTGCGAACATGGATTGAAAACAATCCATTTAGTGTGCTTTATGAACTTGAAACACCTATTGAAACACCACTTTCAGAAGAAGAAATTGCAGCATATAAAGCAATTCACTGTCACAAAACAACAACCAACATTTTCAATGACAAAAATGCACATATGGCTGTTGAATATGTGGCTGACACAAAATCATATATTGATAACAAATTCATAGAACTTCAAAAATCGGTTCTTAACATAACAACATAAAGGGGGAATGAATATGTATAACATAATCAAAAATGTTGCACAGGAAGGAAAATTTGAACTTTCTGACCTACTCAAAAAGATTGACACCATATGGGTGAAAGGATTCATCACAGATGAACAAAGATCAGAACTTCTAAAACTGGCACAGGACAAAGCAAATCCAAAAGACAGTGTTGATGTCCTTAAAAAACTTGAAGAAATGGACAGACGAATCAAAGCACTTGAAGCAAGATTCAATGCAGGAAATGACACTGAATCAGAAGGTGAAACACCAACAGAAGACGAATATCCAGAATTTGTGGTTGGCAAATGGTATTATGGCGGTGACAAAATGACATTTGAAGGCAAAAAATACAGATGTATTGCACCAGAAGGAAGTGTCTGTGTTTGGAATCCAACTGACTATCCTGCATATTGGGAAATTGATGAATAAAATAATCAGTCTATAAAAGGGCATCAGCAATGATGTCCTTTTTTTATTGTCCAAATTACCTGATGACATTTAAAAGCTTGGAATTTGCCCTGATTTATGGCATTTAAACTGAATCACATTGTCAGTGGTGACACCACATTTAAAAACAGTGACAAAGAAAGGAATTTGATATGGATTTTTTAAAAGGAATCTTGGGTGATGATTTGTTCAAGCAAATTGAAGCCAAAATCAATGAACACAATGGCAATGATGCCAACAAAGACAAACAAATCAAGCTTGGCAATTTAGGAAGCGGTGAATATGTTGCCAAAGGTAAACATGAACTTGATATTCAGAAGCTGAATGATTTACTTTCTGGCAAAGATACCGAACTGGAAACAGCAAATAATTTGATTGCAGACTTGAAAAAAGGCACAAAAGGCAATGAAGATGCACAGAAAAAAATATCAGGTTATGAAACAGAAGTTGAAAACCTTAAAAAACAACTTCAGGAAACAAAAATCAAATCAGCTGTAAAAGTTGCTTTATTGTCTGAAAAAGCCGTTGACATTGATTATTTGACTTTCAAAATCAATGAAAAGATGCAGGAACAGAACAAAACACTGGAACTTGATGAAAATGACAATATCAAAGGATGGGATGATGTTCTTTCAGGTTTGAAGGTGCAGTTCCCACAACAGTTTGAAACAGGAAATGGCAATTTGATGAAAGGTCAAGTAATTGAAGAAAACAAACTGCCTGATCCAGACAAAAAAGAAGGTTACACAAAAGAAGACCTTCTGAAAAAGCCGTATGCTGAAAGACAGAAAATCTACAATGAAAATCCTGAAGCATACAAAGAAATCATGAAATCATAAAAAAGAAAGGTTAAGGTGAAAAATTATGGCTTTAACAACAATGACAAATGTAATCAATCCAGAAGTTATGGGTGACATGATCAATGCTAAAATTGAAGCAATGCTAAAAATCACACCATATGCAAAACTTGACACATCCCTTCAGGGTGTTGCAGGTGACACAAAAACAGTTCCATCATGGAATTATATCGGTGATGCGGTAGATGTTGCAGAAGGTGCAGAAGTTGACCTTACAGCAATGACAGTAGGCACAAAAACATTCACAATCAAAAAAGCAATGAAAGCAGTTGGAATCACACAGGAAGCTGTGAACAGCGGTCTTGGAAATCTAATTGGACAGGTAGAACAGCAGCTTGCAAAAGCAATTGCAGGAAAAGTTGACAATGATGTTCTTGCAGCCGTTCTTACTTCTTCAATCACAAGCGGTGATGGCACTGCAAAAATCAGCTATGCAGGAATTGTTGATGGTGTTGGCACATTTGATGAAGAAGAAATCACAGACAAAGTGATGTTTGTTGCACCTGAACAGGTAACAGCATTAAGAAAAGACAGTGACTTCATTTCTGCTGACAAATACAACAACAATGTTATGATGTCAGGTGAAATTGGCATGATTGCTGGTGTTCGTATTATTCCATCAAAGAAAATCATTGCTGGTGAAGATGGCATTTACACATGCCCTATCATCAAACTTGAACCTGCAAATGCAGAAACAGAATACACAGAAGATGAACTTCCAGCAGTAACAATCTTCTTAAAGAAAGACACACAGACAGATTCAGAGTGGAAACCAAGAAGCCAGACACATGAAATCACATCTGCAAAATATTATGGTGTAGCACTTACAAACGAATCAAAAGTTGTTCTTGCAAAATTCAAGAAATAATGAAAGGGGGAATCCCTGATGATTATTTCATTAGAAGAAGCAAAAAAATTGATTGATTTCAAAGACTGGTCAGATGAAAAACTTGAAAGAAAACTGAAAGCTATTGAACATGCGATCAGAAGATATACAAACAACAATTTTCAAAAAAGGTCATACAGAAAGACTGCTGACATTGTTGGCGGTCTTTTTGTTGTTGATTCTGATGTTCCCTTCAAAATAGGTGATACAGTGCAAATCAGTGAATCAGGACTGAATGAAGGTCTTTTCACTGTTGTTGCAACAAATGATTTTGGATTCACAGTTGAAGAAGATGTTGTTGATGAAGCAGCAGTTCTTGTCACAAAAGTTGAATATCCAGAAGATGTTGTTGACTGTGCTGTGAATCTTCTTGAATGGGAAGTGAAAAATCGTTCAAAGGTGGGAATCAAGTCTGAAACATTGTCAAGGCATTCTGTCACCTATGAAGACAGTGCCACAATGTTTTTAGGTTATCCAGTCGGCATTTTAAATGCAGTGAATTTTTGCAAGAAAGCAAGGTGTTGAACATGGCAAACATAGGTGGAAACATCACAGGAATCATTCAGACAAAAAATTCAGTGGGAAAGAATGTAATTGGCGAAGCTGAACTTGTTTGGAAGGATGCATTCAGTCATGTGGGGTGGCTTGGTCTTCAAAGCGGTGACAGCAAAAGAGCCACATTCAATGCAAAAATTGAAGAATCAACACATGTTTTCCTTTGTGATTTTCATTCAGGCATTTATGCACTTGCTGACCAGGACACCAGAATGATTTTAAAAGGCAACATGTATGATGTTCTTTTGATTGACAATCCTGATGAATTGGATGAACAGCTTGAAATCTTCCTAAAAAAAGTCGGTGGTCAAAATGGCTGATGTCATTTTTGAAGACTTCACAATTGAAGTGAAGGATGCAATTGATGATGCAATCAATGCAAGGCTTGAAGAATGTGCAGGTGAAATTGAATCTGCAACAAAAAGAAATTCAAGGGTTGACACAGGCAAGACAAAGAACAGTTTTCAACACAAAGTGGTTGATTCAGAACATGTTGCATATATCGGTTCAAATGATGAAAATGCAATCTGGGAAGAATTCGGCACAGGTGAACATGCAATCAAAGGCAATGGCAGACAGGGTGGCTGGTCTTATAAGGATGAAAAAGGTGACTGGCATCATACCTTTGGGAAGAAGCCATCAAGGGCATTTTGGAATGCTTACAACAGTTTGAAATCATCAATCATCAAACACCTTCAAGATTCATTGAAAGGGTTGTGATAAATGGAAGCATTAAAATTCATAAATGAACAGATGGAAGCACTGGGGATTCAATATGAATTTGGTGAATGGACATCTGATGTTAAATATCCGTATTTTGTCGGTGAAATCACTGAAGATGAACCGACAACTGAAGACGGAAAAGAAGAATCAACATTGATTTTGACAGGTTGGAACAGAGCAACAGGCAGGCTTCCACTTGAAGAAGTCAAAAACAAAATCAAGAAGCACTTTCATTCTGTGTTTGGTTTAAGAGCACAGACAGACAGCGGTGCAATTGCTGTCTTTTATGGGGGTGCTTTTTATATTCCTACAAATGAAGCGGATTTGGAAAAAATTCAAATCAATTTAAAACTTAAACAATGGAAAGGGGTTTTATAAATGAGTTTAGTTAAACATGGAATCACAAAAGCAACACCATCAAACATTCCGCTTGGTGCTGGCACATGGTTCAAAGGCTTGGAATTCAAAGAAGGTGAAGGATGGTCAGGCACAGTGCTTGGTGCAACAAGTGGTGGAAGTTCAATCAAAATCACACCTGAAGTGCTTGACATTGAAATTGATGGTGCAGCAGTTGTTGCAAAAGGTCTTGCAGTGATGCAGGGTGGCACAGGTGAAGCAGAAGTAAACTTTGCAGAACTTAACAAAGACATTCTTTCAATGACCACACTTGGTGAAGTTCTTGGTGAAGATTCTGAACACAATGTGGCTGGTTTTGATTGCATCCGGACAAAAAATGCAATCACTGAAGGTGATTATGTTCAAAATCTTGGTTTTGTTGGTTACACAGCTGACCAGTCAAAACAGATAATTGTTATCTTTGACAATGCACTTTGCAAATCTGGTTTTCAGCTTGATCCGAAAAACAAAGAAAATGCAGTTGTAAAAGCAACATTCACAGCTTATGGTGACATTGAATCTGATTTGGACAGAGTTCCAGTAAGAATTTACTATCCACAGGAAGCAACAGTGTAATTGAAGGGGGATTTGAACCATGAAAAAAATAAAAGTGGTTGTAAGAAAAAAATTTCTTGACAGATACACTGGCACATTCAGAAATGTTGGTGAAAAACTGACTGTGACTGAAGCAAGATTTGCAGAAATAAAAAGATCAGGTGATTATGTGGAAGTTGAAAAGGCTTCTGCACCTGCACCTGTTAAAAATGACAAGGTTGAAAAACCAACAAACGAAATAAAGAAATAAGAAAAGGGGATTTGAACAATGGCGAAAAAGAAAATTGAAAACAATTCAGAAATAAAGGAAGCACCAATCACAGCACCAGAACAGGTTGAAAAACCATATACATTCAGACGATTAAAAACAGAAGATGTTTTTCCTATGTTTAGAATCATCAGCAAAATTGGTGTGAATGAATTCACTGCATGCTTTGAAAAAGATGGCATTCAGAAAATGATTGCTTCCTTCACATCAAAAGAAAAAGGAACAAACAAAACAGCATCAATTGTGGGTGTGTCTGTCATTTTAGAAATTGCAAATGTAATATTTAGCAATCTTCCAAAATGTGAAGATGAAATTTACAAGATGCTTGAAAGCACATCAAACTTGACAATTGAAGAAATCAAAGGTCTTGACATGGTGATGTTCCTTGAAATGATTATTGACTTTGTGAAGAAAGAAGAATTTGGGGATTTTTTCAAGGTTGTTTCAAAATTGTTCAAATAGGTGATTTTAAATTCATGGATTTGCTGTCAAAACGATATGCAAATCCATGTTTTTTTATGGAAGGAATGATCCAGACAGAAAGATTCAGTGAATTTGTGTCTGATTTTATAAAAACAATCAACCAGGAAAAAGAAGATGAAACAGACTGGGAATTCTTCTTGCATAAGGTCTGGGAAGGTTCATTCAAGGACTTCAAAGACGGAATCAACACAAATAAAGAGAATCAGAACATGTCAAAAAGAACAATTGAAACAACAGTTCAAAATTCAATGGATATTCTTAACAATTTTAGCCCTAAATGATAAGGGGGTGAACAACAATGGATTTATTCAAGCTTCTGGGAACAATAGCAATTGACAATTCAGAAGCAAACAAAGCAATTGAAAACACTTCTACAAGAACAGAATCATTTGCAGGAAAGATGGAATCACTTTTTGCAAAAGTTGGCACATCTTTCAGCAAAATGTTTGATGGTGGCAAATCAAAAGAAGCTGCAAAATCTTTTGATGAAGTGTCATCAGCAACGGAAAAACAGCGAGAAAAACTCGACAAACTAAAAGCCGAATATAAAAACCTATACATGCAGCAAGGGAAAAACAGCAGTGAAACAAAAAAAGTTGCTGAAGAAATTGAAAAACTTTCAACGGAAATTCAGAAAAATGAAGAAGACTTGGAAGAAGCAAGCAAGGCAGCTGATAAATATGACAAATCACTGAAAGACCTTGATGTCACAGCAGAAAAAACTGGCAGCAAATTAGGAAAAGTTTTTGGTGCAATCGGCAAAGGTGCAGCGGTTGTTGGCAAGGGCATATTGGTTGGTCTTGGTGCTGCTGCAACAGGAATGGGTGTTTTAACTGCCAAAGCATTAGGCTTGAGTGGTGAACTTGAACAGAACATGGGCGGTGCTGAAGCCGTTTTTGGTGATTTAGGTGAAACAATCGGTGAAATGTCAACAACAATCATCACTGGATATGACGAAGCAACAGGAAAGGCAATCACAGCAACGAAAGACCTTGAAACTGTTTCAAAAGATGCATATAAAAACATGGGTTTGTCACAGTCTGACTACCTTGCAACAGCAAACAAGATGGGTGCATTGTTCAAGGGTGCTGGATTTGAAACACAAGAAGCATTGAATTTGTCTTCACAAGCAATGCAAAGGGCAGCGGATGTTGCATCAATCATGGGTATTGACACAGAAGCTGCAATGGAAGCAGTGGCAGGTGCAGCCAAAGGAAACTTCACAATGATGGACAATTTGGGTGTTGCAATGAATGACACTGCAATTGCTGCTTATGCACAATCAAAAGGAATAAACAAATCCACACAGGAAATGACACAGCAGGAAAAAATCGGTCTTGCAATGGAAATGTTTCTTGAAAAAACATCTTATGCAGCAGGGAACTATGCGAAAGAAAATGAAACACTTGCTGGATCATTAAGCACAGCAAAATCAGCATTGACAAACTTTTTGGCAGGTTCAGGGGATGTGGAAAGTCTTGTTTCTTCATTCTCAAATCTTGCAAATGTAGTTGTTAAAAATTTGACAGAAATTGCACCACGATTGACAACAGGACTTTCAGACCTTGTTCAACAGATTGTGCCTTTGATACCACCTTTGTTGAATTCACTTTTGCCAGCATTGGTTGATGGTGCGGTGACTTTGGTGAATGGTCTTGTTCAAGCAATGCCAGGCATTGTTTCAGCAATAATGTCAGCACTTCCAGCACTTATTCAAGGTGTTGTTCAACTGGTCACATCTTTGGCACTTGCATTGCCACAGATTATACAGCCAATTGTGGATGCATTGCCACAGATTATTCAAACACTTGTTCAGGCACTACCAACATTGATTCCAGCTTTAATTGATGGACTTGTTCAGATGATTGTGATGCTGTGTCAGGTGATTCCACAAATCATACAACCAATAATTGACAACTTGCCAACAATAATCATTTCAATTGTAAATGCATTAGTTCAAAATTTACCTGCATTGATTCAAGGTATAATTCAACTTGTGATGGGTATAATTGCAGCACTTCCACAGATTTTCCAGTCACTTTTCATTGAACTTCCTGTTGCACTTTGGAATGGCATTATTGACGGACTTACACAGACATTTTCAGGTCTTGGTGCATGGTTCGGTGAAACATTTTCAGGTGCAAAAGAATGGGCAGTGAATGCATGGTCTGATGCAAAAGAAAAATGGGAAGGTGTCAAGCAAAATGTGCAAGGTGCATTTGAAAATGTTGGTAATTGGTTCAGTGAAAAATTCGGTGAAGCCAAAAAGAATGCAGAACAAGCATGGTCGAATGCAAAACAATCTTGGGAAACTATCAAAGGAAAGGTTGTTGAAGGTTTTTCAAAATTAAAATCTGATTTAGGCAAAAAATTTGAAGAAGCAAAAAAAGAAGCAGAGAAAAAATGGGCAAATGCAAAGAAAGCATGGGAAGGCATCAAAGGAAAGGTTGTTGAAGGTTTTTCAAATTTAAAGAAAAATATAGGTGATAAATTTGAAGAAGCAAAAAAATGGGCTGAAAGCAAATGGGATAATTCACAATCAACATGGTCAAATATCAGCAATTTATGTGCAGAAGGTTTTTCAGGTTTAGGTGCTAAAATAGGACAAAAATTTGAAGAAGCAAAACAGTGGGCAAAGAAGGCATGGGATGATGCAGGTGAAGTTGGAAAAAACCTTGTTGAAGGTATTTGGAAAGGCATTTCAGGTTCATTTGAATGGATTAAGAAAAAACTTAAACAATGGACTGGTGACATCACAAAATTCATCAAGAACCTTTTTGGAATCAAATCACCTTCAAGGGTGATGCGTGATGAAGTCGGCAAGATGATTGCTGAAGGTATGGCAGTAGGTATGGAAGGTCAGAAAAAAAGACTTGAATCTGCTGCTGAAAAAATGGGCAAAGTTGTCCTTGACACTGCACAAGATGTTCTTGATAAATACAAGACTTACAATGATTTATCACTTATTGAAGAAATGAAATACTGGGATGAAATCAGACAACAGTGTGAAGAAGGAACAGATGCAAGATTTAAAGCTGACCAAAAATACCTTGATGCAAAAGAACAACTTCTTGAAACAAAGAAAGACATAAATGATGAATTTATTGATGCAGAAGAAGAATTGCAGTCTTCTTTGGATGAAATAAGCCAGAAAATCATTGACCAGCAAGGTTCAATTTTAGATTCTTTCAGTTTGTTTGAAAAATTCACAGAGGGAAATGCAAAACCTATTGCAAAAGGTGAACTTCTTGGCAATCTGGGTTCACAGGTCAAAGCACTTGAAATGTGGCAAGATGAACTTGTCAAACTTGAAAGCAGGATTGGTGGCACTGACCTATTCAATGAAATCAAAGGAATGGGTGTTTCAGCACTTTCACAAGTAATGGAAATCAACACCATGACTGACAGAAGTCTTCAAGAATATGTTGACCTACACAACAAAAGAACTGAAATTGCAGGTGACCTTGCAACTTATGAACTTAAAGATGAAACAAATGCAGCAACACAAGAAGCATTCCGGACATTTGCAAAGAAATGTACTGAAATAAGTGGCACTGTGACAGAAGTGTTCACAGGAATGAAAGATGTGGCAACCACTGCATTTGAAGATGTGGGTTCAGCGGTGGAAAAATCAGCAAACATGATTGGAATGTTGCTTGATAAGATGAAGACCACCTTTGAAAACTGGAAACCAGAACTGAAGACACCACATTTTTCATTGAAGGGTGATTTTGACCTTGAAAATGGAAGAATGCCAGCGGTCAGTGTTGAATGGTACAAAAAAGCCATGAACAATGCAGTTGTTCTGGATGAACCGACTATTTTCGGTTATAACCAAACAACAGGCAATTTGATGGGTGCTGGTGAAGCTGGCAGTGAAGTGGTTGCAGGTTCAAACACACTTATGAGCATGATTCAAAATGCAGTTGCAGAACAGAACAACACACTTGCATATTATTTGCAGAAAATCATTGAAATGCTTGCAGCATATTTCCCACAACTTAAAGAAGCATTTAATGTTTCTTTTGCTGTGGATGGATATGAACTTGCAACAGCAATGGCAGTGCCTATGAATCAGGCACTTGGAAAATTATCAAGCAGAAAGGACAGGGGAAGGTAAATGATAGGAAAAGGAATTTTATTTGGTGACACACATTCATATTATGACTTGAATCTGATCCTTTCAAAGAAAGAAATACCACCAGCAAAGGCAAAAACAACATATATTGATGTTCCTGGTGCTGATGGTTCAATAGATTTGACAGAAGCACATGGTGAAGTGAAGTATTCTGACAGAGAATGCACCTTCACCTTTTCGGTGCTTCCTTCAGAAACAATGTCATGGGAAGAAAAGATGACAGAAATCAGCAACAAATTGAATGGTTTGAAATGCAAAATCACACTTGACAATGATGAAGATTATTACTATTTAGGAAGATGCACTGTTGACAGTCATTCTTCAGATAGAAAACTGATGCAATTTGTTGTCAAGGCAAAAGTTGCACCATACAAATTGAAGCAGTATGTCACAAATCTGACCTTCAAATTGACAGAAACACCAAAGGCTGTTGATATTACAAACAGCAGAAAATCTGTGTCACCTTCAATTGAATGTTCAAATGATAACACTGTGATTGTTTTTGGCACATCAACATTCAATTTGAGTGCTGGAACACATAAAATTCTTGATATTAGATTTGTGGAAGGAAACAATTCTTTGACAATATCAGGAACAGGAACAGTGAAAATTTCATTTCAGGAAGGGGATTTGTAGGATGTATCAAATCAGATGTGATGACTTTGTGTTGTATGATCCGAGAGAAGAAGACCTTGTTGTTGGCAGTCCAAAATGCAAACTTGCTGTGAACACAGTTGGAAGTGCTTCTTTTTCAATCTATGCAACACATCCATTTTATAAACATTTGCAAAAATTGCGGTCTGTGTTTGAAATCCTGCAAGATGGTGAACCAATATTCAGGGGCAGAATGACTGAAGACACAGTTGATTTTGATAATATGAAAGCCGTTGACCTTGAAGGTGCAATGGCTTTTTTTAATGATTCAATCATTCGCCCTTTTGTTTTTCCTGATGATTTCACGAAAGATTCAGAATATGCAACTGCTGCTGCAACCGGGAATGTGATTGAATTCTTTCTTTCATGGCTGATAAATCAGCACAATTCACAGGTGCAGGAATTTCAACAATTCAAACTTGGAAAAGTGACTGTCACTGATCCAAACAATTATTTGGCAAGGTCTGCTGAAGACTATTCAAAAACATGGGAAGTGTTAAGCAGCAAATTGTTCAATTCTGCTTTGGGCGGTTATCTTTGCATCAGATATGAAGATGATGGCAACTACATTGATTATTTAAAAGACTTTGAATTGACCAACACACAACGGATTGAATATGGTGAAAACCTTCTGAACATTTCCACAGAATCAGATGCTTCAGCAACATATTCTGCACTTCTTCCTTTGGGTGCAAAGAAAAACAGCATTGACAAGGAATCAAAAGATGACAGCAGATTGACAATTGCTGAACTTGAAGACAGGAACATCACAGAAGACATTGTGAAGTCAGGTGACACAATTTACAGCATCAGTGCTGTTGAAAAGTATGGCTTTATATATGCACCAACAAAAGACACAACATGGGATGATGTGACCACAGCAATAAACTTACAGACAAAGGCTATTGAATACATGAATGAAACTGCAACGAAACTGAAAAACAAAATCAGCATCACAGCACTTGATTTGCATTTTTCAGATGCGGAAATTGAAACATTCAGAATTTATCGTTATTGTCTTGTAAATACAAAACCACATGGACACAAAGATTCATACAAACTGACACAGCTTGACATTGACATTGTGAATCCACAAAACACCAAAATCACACTTGGTGAAGAAACAATGTCATTGACAGACATCAATGCTGGAATCAGAAAGACTGTTGAAAATACAGTTGAAATTGCAAGGGAAGCTGTTCACAGTGAAGTGAAAACACAGGTGGAAACATCAGCAACATCCATTCTGTCAGACTGTGAACAAATTATCATGACAGCGGTCAGCAATTATGTGGAAACAGGGAACTTTTCTGAATTCAGGGAAACTGTTGCAGCACAATTGACTTTTATGTCAGAACAGTTGGCTTTGAATTTTACCGAAACCACCAGCAGAATTGAAGATGTTGATGGTGACCTTCAGGAAAAGTTCAACACAATCACAAAATACTTCACTTTTGACATCAACGGAATGACCATTGGTCAAGCTGACAATCGAAACAAAGTCATCATTGACAGTGATGAAATGTCAATTCTGGTGAATGATGTTGTTGTTCAGCGGTTTGATGCAAATGGTCAGGCACTTATTCCTGAACTGACAGTGACAAAAAAACTTGACCTTTTTGGATTCCTGATTGACCAGGACAGTGAAGGCAGGGTGAATTGTGAATATGTGGGGGGATAATATATGGCAGTAGCTTCAAAAATAACAATAAATGGTGGAACACTGGGAAATGCCCTTTCCTATTCCATCAGCAGTGAAGATTCAACATATAAGCACACATTGACTGTGGCAACACAAAATGGAAGTCATTCTGTGACGATATTGGACAAAAGCAGTTCAAAAAGCGGAACATGGACACCACCTTTGGCATGGTCATCCGCTTGCACCACAGGAAGCACATTTGTTGTTGAATTCACTTTGACAACATACACATCAGGTGGCACAAAAGTTGGTGCAGTTTACAGAACAAAGGTTTTGACTATTCCGGACAGTGTTGTTCCTTCTGTATCGGTGTCAATAAGTGATGCTGAAGGGCATGCATCAAAATATGGTTCATATATTCAGAATCGGTCAAAAGTAAAGGCAACAATCACAGCATCAGGTGTGTATGGTTCAACAATAAAGAGTGTCAGAAGCACATTTGATGACAAGGTGTACACAAAGACATCATTCACCACCAACACCATCAGCAAATCTGGTTCATTGCCATTGTCGGTGACAGTGACAGATTCAAGGGGAAGACAGGCAAAGACAACTGTCAATGTATCGGTGGCAGAATACAAAATTCCATCTTTCACAGCATTTAAGGTGGCGAGATGTGCTGATGCAGAAGGGAATGGCACATCAGGTGAATTCCTGAAGGTTACATTTTCAAGCAATGTTTATGCTTTGAACAATAAAAACACATCATCATATATGTTGGAATACAAAAAGACAACTGAAGATGATTACACAAGCACCACACTGACGGAATATGCAAATCAATATTCTGTGTCAGGCGGTGTTTTTGTTTTTGCTGCTTCATCTGATTCAAGTTACAACATCAGATTGACCATCACTGACAGTTTAGGAAGCGGAACAAAGACCACAATCGGTGCTTCTTCCTTCAAGCTGTTTTCTGTGTTTGAAAAAGGTCTTGGTTTTGCATTTGGCAAATTTGCAGAATTGGCAGGGGTGCTTGACATTGGATTTCAAACAAAGTTCAGTGGCGGTGTGATGCATCCTGTTCTTGAAGAAAACACAGATTTGAATGATGTGAAGATTCCAAACACTTATGCAGGACAGAATGCAACTTCAGCTGGATATTTGAATTGTCCTGTTACAAGCGGAACATTCACTTTGATTGTTGAAGAAGCAGGGAATGCAGGACAACTTCATCAGATATTCACTTTGTGTGACAAAAACATCAGCAGAGTGTTTGAAAGGTTCTTTTATGGTGCTGAATGGGGTGAATGGTATTGCACTTCTGGCTTCAGTGGCAAGGTTCTTTGGTCTGGTGGCAGTGAAGGGTATTACATGAGCAGTTCACAGACAGTCAATCTGTCAGAACCTATCAGCAAACAGTCACAGGGTGTGTGGCTTTGCTGGGGTTGGTACAATGTCGGTGATGCTGATCCAGTTGATGCGGAATTTCATTATTTCTTTGTACCAAAGCAGCACATCACATTGTTTGAAGGTGCTTCAATCACAATGTCTGACTATTATGTCGGTGTTAAAAAACTTGTGTATGTATCAGACACACAAATCAAAGGAAGTTCAAACAATGACAAGGAAGGAACAGACATGCTGACAGGGTTGGCATACAACAACAAAAGATTGATTTTAAGGGCAGTAATAGGTGTTTAAAAAGAAAGGATGATGAACATGTTGGATTTTACAATATTAACAGAACATTTTGTGGTGGTGGTATTGGTTGCATGCTTGGTGGCAGGTTATATCATCAAACACACCTTCAATTTCATACCAAACAAATACATTCCAACAATTCTTGCAGTTTTGGGTGCAATCCTGAATGCAATTGTTGGCGGTGTTTCAGTTGAAGCAATTGTTTATGGTTCATTGATGGGGTTGGCTTCAACTGGTATGCATCAGGCATTTTCGAGATTTATAGAAAACACAAAAGAAGAAAAATAAGGTGGTCGAAATGGGTTATATATACACAATATTAGCCAGTATTGTTTCAGCAATGCTGGTTTTTATTTTGCAATCAGTATTAAAAGAAAACAAGAAACTGAAGCAAGAAAAAGAACAACAGGCAGAAGCAAGGGAAAAAGCACTTGAAAATGGTGTTGTGTGTCTTTTAAGGGTGAAACTTATTGAATACCACACAAAATTCATGGATCAGGGCAATATTTCAACACATGGACTTCAAAATTGGCTGAAGATGCATGAAGCATACAAAGCACTGGGTGGCAATGGAATGATTGACCACATGAAAATTGAAATTGAAGAATTGCACATTGAAAATCACTAAAAAAGGGGTGTTTGAAATGGGTTATGTATTAAAAGAAAAGCTTGCAAATAAATCAAATTATGGTGCAAGCAGAAACACAAACAAAATCAAATACATTGTCATTCATTTCACTGCAAATGATGGTGACACAGACGAGAACAATGGCAAATATTTTGCAAATAACAAAGTCGGTGCTTCTGCACATTATTTTGTTGATGGTGATTCTGTCACACAGTCTGTGCCAGATGGGTTTGTTGCATGGGCAGTTGGTGGTGGCAAATATAATGATTGCGACAAAACAGGTGGCGGTGCATATTACAAAAAATGCACCAACACAAACAGCATCAGCATTGAATTGTGTGATGATGTGAAGAATGGCACAATCTATCCTTCAGCAAAAACAATTGAAAATGCAATTGAATTGACAAGGGATTTGATGAAAAAATACAACGTGCCGAAAGAAAATGTCATCCGTCATTTTGATGTGGTTGGCAAAAGATGTCCTGCTTATTGGTGCGGAACACCAGGAAACAATGCAAAATGGCTGTCAGAGTTTTGGAACAGACTTGATGGACAAACTACATCAAACAGTTCTGAAAATGCAACAGTGGTCAAAAATGACACTTCTGGTGCATATGATTTGAAAGCATTCATCAAAGAAGTGCAAAAAGCAACTGGTGCATCAGTAGACGGAATTGCAGGATCAGAAACACTTTCAAAGACTGTCACAGTGTCTTCCAAAATCAACAGAAGACATGCTGTGGTGAAACCATTGCAAAAAAGATTGAATGCACTTGGCTTCAATTGCGGTGCAATAGACGGAATTGCAGGGGCAAAATTCACAGAAGCAGTCAAAAAGTATCAGCAAAAAAACAAATGTGTTGTTGATGGCGAAATCACAGCCAGACAGACAACATGGAAGAAACTTTTGGGGATGGTTTGACCAGACCTTCAAAATTAAATTGTGCTTGATTTTTAGATATTAGGCATATAAACACATAAAACATAATATATTGTAATCGTTGCAACAAAAAATGGGGTTCAGACTTCTGTCTGTTCCCCACTTTTTTTATGCAATAAATTCATCATAATATTTGCGAAATAAATTTCTGAACTTGTCTGGTGTGACTTGTTTTTTCATTATCCATTCTTTGAATTCTACATATAGTTTTTCACTATCATCAATGTGCTTTTGAATATCCGCTTCAAATTGTTTTCCGTCTTTGTCATATCCATATTTGCTTGACGGATCACCCACATTTCTATATGGTTTTGTTCTGAATTTGCTCATTTCTTTTCCTTTCAATATCTGCTCTTATCAAATCTTTTATATAGGTTTGCTTTTTCGGTTGTTTTTCAATTTGTGCAATCAGTTCCGCTTCTGTTGGATAAAATTCAATTGTAAACCTTTTTAATTTTGCTCTATACTTCTTTTTTGCTCTTTGGTGTGCTTCAGTCATTCTTCATCACCTTCCCATTCATCAGAAAACATGTAATCAGCACATCTTTCTGCATCTTCTTCTAAATATCCCTGTTCTATCAATTCGTTTATGTATTCCAATATGTTCATCATTCTTCATCCTTTCTTATTAAACATAAATGTAATCTGTTCTGTATGTGCAATTATGGTCTAAACAATACTGTTTGCAAAGTTCAAGTTCGTTTCCGAGAAAATAACCACCTATTGACAATCTGTAAATTTTAACCTTTTTCATATTTCATATTCCTTTCTTTTCGGCTTGTGCCGTTCCTTATGTTCTTATTATATACCCAGCTGGGTATATTTTTCAATTGACAAAATAACCAAAGATTGACAATGGTTTTTGTTGAATTTGTACAATAAACACAAAAACACCACCAGAAAAGGTTCTGGCGGTGCATGTTTGACTATTGATTCAATTTTTCAAGCATCTGATCCTTTGTGATGATGCCCTTGACATACAATTCAAGGATTGTTTCAATATAGACGGACTTTCTTTCTTTGTATTCTTCTTCAGTGATTCTTCCCTGCATCAGCAATCTTTCAAGTTTTCCAAGTGTGTTCATAAAATCCGCTTCCCTTCAGGGTTTTCAATTATATCCAACATCAAATGCCAAATGAACTTGCTCATCTTGAAATGGTGGGGGCAATTGTTTATCAGCTTACACGTGATATAAATTCTGAGATTGTGAAAAAATCAGGATTTGGTGATTATTTTATAAACCACTCAACAGGTGTATACCCTGCAAACAGTAATGGTATGCCATTTGATGCTCTTGCAATTGCTGTTACAGGAGACCCTATTACAGATCTTAACGAAGACTTGGCAGCGGAACAAAAGGCACGTTCAACTTATGATAATATTCTTCGTCTTTGCGATGACCCTGATGTAAGAGAACCTATTAAATTCCTTCGTCAAAGAGAGATTGTGCACTATCAGCGTTTCGGCGAAGCATTACGTCTACTTGAAGATGAGTTAAATCATAAAAATAAAATCGGCTGTGGAATTGCAGATTTGTGCAAATAA